GGTGTTTCTGGCTCTTTCTGTGTCGTTGGTTTTGTCGGTTCTGATTGAGTTGGTTTCTCGGGCTCTTTCTGTGTCGTTGGTTTTGTCGGTTCTGATTGAGTTGGTTTCTCGGGCTCTTTCTGTGTCGTTGGTTTTGTCGGTTCTGATTGAGTTGGTTTCTCGGGCTCTTTCTGTGTCGTTGGTTTTGTCGGTTCTGATTGAGTTGGTTTCTCGGGCTCTTTCTGTGTCGTTGGTTTTGATGGTTCTGGTTGTGTCGGTGTTTCTGGCTCTTTCTGTGTCGTTGGTTTTGTCGGTTCTGGTTGTGTCGGTTGTTCTGAATCTTTTTGAGTCGTTGGTTTTTCAGAATTTACTTCTGATGGTTTAGTGTCATCCTTTTTTGTTGAACTGCTCGTGGCAGTGCTTGATGTTTGAGTTGAATTTACTTTTCTATAAATAAATTTAGTTATACCATCAGAAATTGATGTTCTAAAATGTTGGTACCCAGGAATTTTTACCGGCACTCTTTCAGAGGCAGGCGTTTTATTATCTTCTACTGCATCTTTAATGATATTACCTTGATCATCCAACCATACAGTAACGTATAAGATAGGAACTTCATATGTTCCACTGTCCTCATCTTCGTCAGGATCTTCATTTGGAGTTCCATCAATATAATCATTTAAATTTTTAGATGATTTATGATGAGTCTCATTATTGGAAGTTGATGTATTAGTTTTATTGCTTTCAGTTTGAATAGTTTTAGGTGATGTAGTGCTATTAGTCTTGTTAATTTCTTCAGCTTGAGCGGAACCATTGCCCGCAAAAAGATATAAAGCTAAAGTTAAAGCACTCGCTGTGCCGTAGCTAAAATATTTTTTGCTTGGTAAAGATGGAAATTGTTTTAAATCTCTAGGCTTGTTGTTTTTCATAGTTGTAATATCCTCCCAAAATTTTTAAACGATAGCGTTTATCTAACTTATTATGAGTACTTATAATAAAAGCTTATAAAACATTACATAAATACATTAATTCTCCTTCGCATTATCGTTAATTTTATTATAATATATTTTTACGAACTAAAATACTCTAATTACAATAATTACAAAAAATAATAGATAAAAAAACTCCTTTCAGAGAAAATAATCTCTAAAAGGAGTAATAATGACGACCATAATGATTTAATTACATCATTCCTGGCATTAAGCACCACTAAAAATAAACTTTAATACATGCATAAAAGCCTATTAAATCAGCTATCACAATTTCTTTTGATATGGTTATTTTTAGTTTTCGCATTCCATTATGTCATAATTATGTCATTAAAAATAGTATGTCAAATCATGATATATAGCTAACACAAAATGTTAAAATTGAAAAAACACAAAATATTTGGGGCAATGATTATATTGATATACTAATTAAACCTATGTATATACATTTGCTTTTTACTTCAATATAATACCTTTTTTCTCTTTTTAATTAAACATATGAGAACAAAAGCGAATTTAATTACTATAAATTTAAAGTATATCTCATATCAATATGATTTTTAAAATCAATGGATTCTACTAGTTTGTTTTCCTCAGATATACTATTTAAAATTTCGCTAGCACAATCATTTAAAATGTTTTCTATAAATTCAAATTCTACAAAATTTATTAAAATATCTTTTCTGACATATCCTCTATATTCATGTACTGTATCTTGTAAATAATCTCTTTCATCTTCACTTAAATTATTAAAATCCTCTGGCAATCTTCCAGATTTATCTTTTATATCGATTTGATTAATATGATAATTCATTCTATTACATTCATTAAACATTTTGAGTAAACTTCTATATAAATTAGGAGATCCTTCATATATTTCCCTATCTTCTAGTAGTTCAATAATAGGATTAGCATAACCATCTATTAAATCTAAAGTCTCCATAATTCCACTACTCATTATTTCATCGTAAGTGCGATTATCTTCTGGTGCAACATACAAATTTAACCTTGATTCTTTTGCTATATTAGAATGATTTAAAACTTTTATCATTTTGATACTAGCAGCTATCTCAAGTTTATTAATTATCTGTTTATTCTTTTCATTCTTTTGATACTCATACAATTTCCTAGAATTATCCCCTGAAACTTTAGCACCTAAATAAGCACCACCAAACGTTGCAAATACTCCAACAAAACTTATAGCTATAGAATAACCAGTAATACTATGTTTAGGATCTACATAACTAATAATATAACCTACAACAAAAACAAATGATATTATTGCAAGTATTATAATGAAAATTATAATCAAAATGTGTTTTAACTCTAATTTAGTATTTTGCAATTTATGCACCTCATTTTTATCACAATAATAGCATAGTTATATATGGTGTAACTATCATCCGTTCCTTAGTTTCAATAAATCTTAATTCTCGACGTTATATCTTTACTGAACATATTTAGGGTCATAAATACTCATTCCCCACTGCAATACAGGACGTTTCTCAGAATTATAAAATTGGTATTAGTACTTCGCAATACTTATCTTTTCCCTCTTCTTCCTTATAACGCTCTAATATAGGTTCATTTTTTACTCTCAAATTATTGTTATCTATAATGTTTGGTAAATTAGAATAGAAGTCTTTCACGTCTTTTGTTGTATGTGGTAATGCAAAAACAACATATTTTCCTCCCGTAAAACTTCGAGAATTTATAAAATCATTTATCTTTGCATCTTCGTCTATTTTTAAAACTAAATCATATCTACATGATTCTTCTTCGACAATTTGCGGATCATCTAATGCTACACCTAATATTCCGTTAGTTTCAACATATCTCCAATAACAATTTTCTTTAATCCACTCTTTAAAATTCTTCATCATTTCATAATTCTTATTACTACCATACTTACCTTTATTTCTAACATAGATCACATTACAATCATCTAAAATTTCGATTTTATAGTTCATTTTAGCACCTCCAACAATAAGCTAACCCGAGTTAAAATTTATTACAATATGTATTAAAAAATTTCTTAAAATAAAAAAAACGCCACTCAATGAGTGACGCTTGAAACGAATTATTTAACTTGTCCGTGTGCTAACTATTTAATTTGCCCTTATCATCAAAATTATGCCCTTTTTTTGCCCTCTGAATTTAAAGCTATTTATATCCATAATTAACGGTAAACAATATTATTTAACAATCACAATTTTCACAAACATAGTTTATTCCTTAATCTAGTTTATCAATAAAATTATAAAACTGATTAATATCTGTTAATTGTTTATTACAATGAATGCTATCTCGACATATATAGTCACCTTTTTTTACATATTGACCATCCGAATTGGTTTTTGACTTTTTCATGAATAATGAAACATTAGATTCTTTATTACAAATTGTGCAGAACCCCTTTACAACCTGATTAGAAATTTCTCCATAAAGTCCTTTTAATTGTTTTTTTTCATCGTAATATATTATATATTTCCGATTTGATGCAAGTTCATTCCATCCTACAAATGAACTTACCTTCAAATCATATTCTTCAAATTGAGGTATTTTTATTTTTTTAACTTTCTTAAATACTTTCTGAAGTTTTTGCGGACTAGGTAGTTCAAAAGGTACTACATATTCTAAAAATTTATTAAGTATTGCTTCAATTTCTTTGTTTGATAATCTGATGTTCATTAATACTTTTAAAGATTCTTCAATATCGTCATCTATATGACCAAAAATCTCATTAATATCATTATAGGTTTCCGATTGAATAACTTTGACGGTTTCTTTATCATTTACCGTTTTATATACATTTTTCAATCTTAAAATAACCGATCTGATATAATTATATTGGTGAGGATAAATCATTGTTTTCATTGTTTTCAACCTTTCACAAGTATATTTATTTTACTTATTAATAAATAAGATACTTTGTGATAATGTTGATTAAATTTAGCTACAAAGCATCTTATATTCAAGATCCAATAGCTTTAAATATGTTATATCTTTTAACATAACATCATCACCTCCCGAACTGTTAAATTCATTTATATCACTTCAATATTAATTAATTACTCATAATGTTACTCTTAGTAAAAAAATAACATGGGTAAATCCAGAGTTAATCGTTTCACTCATCGAAACACAGAACGTTTCTCAACGTCTTATATTGTTAATAATTTCATACTCTTGTCCTTTATTTCAAAACTGTACCCTTTTTTGCCCTTTAAATTATCATTAAACAAATCATTTCATTTTTGCAAAAAGTATTGTAAGAAAAAGTTTCATTATGATATATTTTTTATAGTTTTTATATAGAATTAAACTTACTAAACAGGAGTGTTTTTTATGAAACTCTCAGCAAAAAAGCAAAAGCAGTTCCATCATTTTTGTAACTACTTTAAAAGTTTAGAAATTAAAACATTTTTGCAAAATGCTATCGGCGCTTTCTTTTTAACTCCTTTTACATTAATAACTTATGCATTTATTTTAGCATACAAGGCTACATTTATGAATAAATCATTAATTGAAGCTTTGTCAAGCGCTGTTTCTTTAATTCTTATATTTTGGGTAGTTGCATTGTATTTAATGATGTTTTATGTAGTTTACCTTGAAGGTAAAAATTCATTATTAAAATTTGTTAAAATAACTACTCTAATAATTATTATTTCTTATCATATATACATATTTGTTAGAAAAGATATAGAAAATCTTACTCATTTTGATATCAATATTATTATTATTACTTCAGTTCTTATTTCTTACTGGCTGATACAAACTTTGAGAAATATAATTACTTCTATTTACAATTGGATATTTAACGATGAAAGTCATCAACGAGATGAATTAATTAAATTTAAGCTTTCTTTCATAAAAAGTTTACTCATAGGCTTTTTTTCTTTTATTGCTACTATTTTAGGTATAGCATTAACAATTAAAAATTTATTCTTTACTTAAGTCGAATTAATTTTTATAGAACGCAATTAATAAAGGATGTTGTATAGCACGACATCCTTTATTATATAACTTACCGTAGTCACACAAACCCAATCCTCACTGCAACACAGGGTGTTTCTCAGCGTCTATTTTATTAACGAAAACAGATTTATAAACATTTAACTGTTTCAAGCACATTAAATATTAAAAATAATTATATAAACGAACTATTATTGAATGTTATTGTATTTTATTAAATCAACATGTTTTGATAACTCTAATTTTAATCCTATATCTTTTTTAATAACATCTATATTAATCGTATTTATTCTATTGTTTATTTTCCTGTTTTCTTTTTCTATTTTATTAACAAATTCTTTTCGAGTAGAATCATTTAAGAAAATTGAAATACAAAATACCAATGAAAACAATCCGTACCTGCATTTTTTCCTTCCTTTTTTTTGATATTTTTTCAATTTAGAATTTCTATTATTTGGATCTCTATAAAATGGCAATGCTTTTCCAAAATCCATAAAATAATCATCTATATTGATTCCATGAGAAGTGCAAATAAATCTATCATTATGTGCACATATATTTCTATATAGAGTTAATATCCCTAGAACTCTATACATATTATATATATCTATTTCATTATTATTATGTGATATACCAAGTATATCCATTGCTCTAAAAGCGACATCATCTGTTAAAACCACAAATAAATGACTGATATTTCCTAATGTTAAAATATTAGTTAATATCCATAAAGGAACATATCCATGTTTTCTTTTATAAGATTTTATCGAATCTTTTTTACTTTGCTGATCAGTTATAGCATTTGTCGCATTCGACTCAAAAGTTTTGTGTTTTTCTTCTCGATTTAGGGGCAAATATTCAGATTCATCAATAAATTGAGTACGTACAGGATTACCATTAGTAAGACTAGTATATGTATATTGATGGTTTATTTTTTTATTTACTCTTGTAATAAAATAAGTTAGTGATGTATTGTAATATTTCGCTTTCAAATACTCAAATTCTTTATGTAGATTTTCATGATTATTTTTTTCGTAAAAAGCTTGAACAATAGCATGCTTAACTTTTTCTTCAATATATAAAAGATACTGCAAAAATATGCTTCTCATATTGTTATCATATTGCATTACATTGTATAATTCACTAGGTTTTGTCCCATCTTTAAATATATCTTCTCTATGGTTACTTTGATTCATTTTATTATAGTCTAAAAACAAATGTTTATATCCATTTATCAAGTTATAATAGTTATTTTCATTTAATATTTTTATTTCCCTAGTTGCATTCCCTCTGATATTCATATTTCTTTTCTTTAAAATTTCAATTCTTTCATTTATAGTTTTGTACACCTTTTCATCCACTATGTCTTCCCCCATAAAAAAAGGGGCCATTTGAGATAAACTCATTGGCCCATTAGATCATTCACTTATTATAATAACATAATGATGTATAATCAACACTAATAACAAACCAACACTACATATTGTGTTTTCTGCTCTAAAACACTAACTTAAACGCTATTAAAACAGTTAGAAACACTATATATTGTGTCAACTATTTTTTTAATTTTATTAGAAGAGTAATTAAAATCTTCTTATATCATCTTTAGAACACACTGTTATCAGTCCTCATCTGGAATATCATTAATAATCATTGTTCTATTAGGGTGTTGTTCATGTATTTCATCTAATGCTTTCCGTTTTTCCTCTTCCTCATCTTCTGGCCATTCACCTATATTAATTAAAATTGGTGTGTCCGTAGCTAACTCTTGCTTATCGGTAAATAGCTTATGATACTTTCCGAGCATATCTCTAGCACGTAAACGGTCACTAGGTTTAATAGGTACTTCCACCATTTCTACATGCTCATTATACACGAGGTTCATTCTGTCAGTGTCTGGGTTGCGTTGAAACTCACCAAGTTTAACAACGACCTCCCTCACTTCACTCTCATCACCTACTGCTGCATTACTTAGAATATGAAGTAGTTCGTTAGCAGATAGTACACCTTCATCAATTACTTTCTTACGTTGCTCATCAATGTACTTAGCCACTTTTTCATTCTTAAGCAACCTACTACCTTGTACAGTTGCAGTATGAGGACTATAACCAGCCTTAATTGCACTTTGCGTTACATTTAGCGTCTTTAGGTACTCAGATATAAACTTTTCTTGTCTAGGGTTTAAATCACTCATATTATCCCTCCTTATTTTCTAATTTATCTAATAGATCTGAATATATTTGGTATACTCGACTAACAGTAACCGTAAATATATCTGCTATCCGTTTCTGTGAATATCCCTCACACAACAACATAAATAGCATGTGTTCTCTACTAGTACACGTTGCGTATATATATTGATCTAACTCATTAAAAAATGCCTGCTGTCCTGCGTCTACTACATTAATACTTTCAACATTTTCATTTAAAGAAAAGAAATCATCTACGCCTATATTTTCATCATATGTAGCGTTATGTTTTTCCATTGCGTAATCACGTATAAACTGCTTAATAGCCTCTCTATTGTACTTCATCCCTTAGCCCTTACTCTTTCTGCTTACTTTCTTTTCTCAGCTTAAATAAGTCGTATTGTAGGCGTTCTATGAGGTCATATTTGATAGTTGAACCATTAGACTGCATATAATAGATAATTTCTCTTTGTTCATCTTGAGTATATTCCTTTATGACCTGTTTTAAATGATTGAGATTTCTATTTGATTTAGCTTTATACCATTTCAATTTATCTTTTTCTTCTATAATTCTAATTACTAATTTTTCTAACGGATAAGAAACAGATACTATGCCAAATTCATCACTAATAGTAGTATGTGAGATACTCATGTGATACATCATTTCTATTTGTGTAGTGATAGCTTTTATCTTCGCATTAATAAATTTAGGGTTGTACTCAGTTAGTAACTGATACTCCAGTACCTTAGTTTCTTCGTACTCTAACTCTAATGATTGATTGTCATTGTTTAATTCCATTTAAGCACCTCACAAATAAAATGAGCCTACCACTAAGGATAGGCAAGATATTTATCATTTAACTATGCGATTTTTTTCGGCCATTCTCTTAAGACTTTTATCTCTTTGTGACTGTTGAGTTAGTTCATCTTTTTGTTGCTGTTGAATATTTTGAGAGATTTGTTGTTCTACTACATCTAATACTTTTTGACATTCGTCTACCGATAACGTTGTTTCTGTTAAAATATAATTGCTAACCTTTTCTAAATTATATTTTCTAGCCATTATTTATCACCTCTTAATTGCATTTTATTTCTTATATCAATGAAAGGCAGTTCATCTCCACCCACATAATTTGAGTATTTATTAGGGCTGAAATAGTTTCTAATTTCTGCTCTTACTTCTTTATCCTTTTCAAAGTTTTCTTTGTCATAAACTCGAACAAATCTATCAAATTCTATTTCATATTCATCGTTTAATTCTGAAATTTCATTTAAAATTTTGTTATATTCCTCAACGATTGGCTCAAATTTTGCTAATATACGTTCTTTGTCCTTTTTGTACAAATGAGGTAAATCTGCTTGATGTTTAATAAGTTCAATCGCCTTTTTACGTCTAGCTTCATCAAACACTTCTTTTTTAGTCGATAAGCGTTTCTCTAAGGCTTTCAATTTCTTCTCATTACTATCAAATGTAGTATAGAGTGCGTCAGCCTCATCATCTTGTGAGTTAGCAATTAATTCTTTATATTTTGCTTTATCTTCTTTAATTCGTTGCGATAACTCTTGACGCTCATTTTCAATTTTATTGATATTCTCTCTTTGACCTGTGACATATTCGTTGTATTCATCAAAATATTTTGCAGTTTTCAATTAAGTCCCTCGTTTCAATTAGTATTTAAGCCTATTTCTCTTATGTAGTTATATGGCTTTTTAATCTCTTTTTGTGGTAATCGTTTCGGTATAGTTTGCAGTAATATTAAGACTTTCTCAAAGTCGATATTATTTTCATTTCTGTTATAAATAAATTCTTTAAATGATTTCTTATCTAGATCATTCAACTTTGCTACAAACTCATCATTATTCATACTCTTTTCAGTAGCACCATCTTCTTTTTCCCTGAGTGCTTTCTCTTGGTTAAGCGTCAACTTATGAGGATAAGTCTTTAATTTTTGATGCTTGTCATTTATATATGAATAATTGTTTTCTATACCTTTATTACGCTCATTTCTATTTGTTTGAATATATTTGTATAGTTCAATCTTAAAACGCTCTATCACATTCATATGAGCCTCTGAGTGTGTATTAACATAGTTTTTTATATACTTTTGTTCTTTAGTAGAGAAACGCCCTAGAACAGTATAAAAGGCGTTTAAATCTCTTTGACTTTTCCTTTTATACCGTTCTAATTTCTGACGTTCTTCTAATATAGCGATTGCTAGATTTTCAACGGAATAACTCTCATAGTAAATATTTTCTGATACAGTATCACTACATAAACTAGGTGTAGTTCGGTTATACATATCTTCTATATCACTTTCTATGAGTGCTATTCTTGATTGAATGTAGTAAGTATTAAATCTAGTGAACAATTCGTAATCGCTAACTTTCTCTTGAATAATTTCAATCGCTGCACTCACTACATCACCTTAAATCTCAGTTTTCTTTAACGCCTCATATCGCTTTAAACTACCTTCGATATGACGCTTGATACTTCTTAAGGCTAATTCTTTCTGTTCCTCAGATTTAACCATGAAATAACCTCTTGCATCTTTTTTATAGCTATATCCGATTGGATAACCATAATCAACTACTAAACTATTAATCGTATTTCTTAACCATCTGTCGTTGTTTCGGTTAAATTCCATATTCAATTGATTAAATATATTTTGCTTAGTAATAATCTCGTGCTTAGTGTTGCGTAATACGTTTAATACTCTGATATGATCGTTCGTTAATTCTTTTTCAATTGTTATTGTCATTGTTTTATCCTCATTTCATTCTTAATTGAGCAGACCTAAGTAAATGAGGAGGTGTTAAATGAAACAAATCAATTAATCTACAGTTTTCAACTATTTATATTCGTGATTTCAGCGAGCAAGAAACCAACCAAGCTACATAAAAGTATAATTACTTCTATAACACTATTATACTAAATTTACACCTAAATAACAAACAAATGTTCTTATTTTAGTGATGTTTATATAACTTCTTAACATTCCATTTAACACTATAAATAAAGTATTTATACTACTTTTCATACAATTTCATACACTTTCTATTATAGAACTAATGTTCGTTTTTTACCTTAACTCAATCTAAAATCATTAACAAATCTTAACAATTACGATTTACATAAAAAAGCCATGCACCTATTAAAGTGCATGACCTATAATTTTATGCTTTTATACCATTATAATAAGACTGTTTCAATTCATTCAGTCGCTTAATCAATGCTTTACTATCAACTTCATTAGCCTTCTCATTCTGGATAAACTCAGTAATGATTTTAAGCCCCTTTACTAATTCTGGTGATGGTTCATTAATACCAGTAGCTAACTGATACAATGCCTCCATATTACCTATAACATCTGCATTACTAGATTGAACGCCTTCAAGTTCATCTATATTGAAATCTCTACTCATGTAGTCGAACATGTCACTATTGTTACTTTCTGCAAAGGTTTCTAGACCGTACATAAAATACTCATTATCAAACATGAAACTAGCCATCATATCGCTTATAGTGTCATGTGTTCCATCATATAAATCATATCCAGTATAATGCCCCTCAATGCTCTCAATGAGTTTCTCAGTATGCTTTTCTGAGGCAATCTTAAAAGATTTTCTCACTTCATAATCTTTTATTAATACATGAGCATACATTTTACCTTTGCTCATCATATACACAACATTAAACGGATCATTATATATCTTAAATGCAACAGGTAATTTATAACTACTTTCACATAAACCAGTAAAATATCTTAATAGCGTTGCTGCTCTAGTTTCAAATTCATTTGCTATAATTTCAACGTTCATGTTAAACACGCTCCTTTTCTTTTGTACAAATGTTAAATGCAACAGGTAACCAATGATCAGTTTTAATATTTTTAGACTTCACTATCGGTAAATCCAACCCTTTACCATCTACCAGATAAATAATTGGCGGGCAAATATCCATTTCAATAAGACCATCTTGTTTAAGTTCAGCAATAATATTAAATGCCTCTTGGTTCCACCCGACCCAAAACACTACATTTGGATGTTGGCCACTTGTATATGCACCATCTCCTTTATAATTAAAGTTATTTTCTTTGAATACATTTTCTATTTCTACAAAAGTAGTTCCATCGTGTGATTCTATATATTCTAAAATTTCTGATTTTAATTGATTTATATTCATTTTCTTCCTCCTAAAATTGTATAGGTGTCCTAACGTCCTATTATTTGTAAGTTGTAGGACGCAGTTAGTACACTTATTATTGCTACTCTGCCAATGCATCAAGGTTCATTGTCCCGTTGTCCCGCCGATTTAGGTCTACACTTATATATTTTTTGAGTTCTTGATATATTTTTTTATAAAACTTTATCTTAAAGTTAGTAGGACACAGGGACACTTGTAGCATGGCACTTACTGCCACAATAGCTTAAATGTGTCCTACAACTGTCCCATCACTGTCCCGTTGTCCCTTTATTGTTGTTTTCATTTTTTAAATCTCGATAATAAGAGGACAAATCAATTTGAAAACCATATTGTCTCCCTATACCTTCACCGAATCTATAACGCGACTTGCTTTGTCCACAATATCTTGTATTTCTTAATGCTTTATCAATCTTTCTTAAATTATGCGGCTGTGGTTGGTCATCTCGTTTCATCATCACTTTCCAAATTTCCATACTACATACTTTGTCACGCCATACATAAGCACCTGGTTTTGTATTTGGTAATTCAATTAATTTACCGTCACCATATAATTTAATGTAATCTTGATCTATAACATCGTGAGCAGATATTCTTTTTTCTTCTAATGTTCTATACCAATAGTCAGATGGAATAGGACGTTCAAGAAATTCTTCAATTTCACCGACTAAAGCATCTTTTTCAGAATGTTCTTCTTGGACTTTCAATGCTGTTTCACTAGCTTCTTTATCTAGTAACAATGCTTTATCTGTTGGATCTTCATCAAAATAAACTTTAGCTTCAGCAAACATTTGTTGAACAATGTCTTGCGTTAAATCGTCAAACGGACTTTTAGTTGCTTTATTTTTATCTGTCGTAATAGGAAAGAAACGACGGTTACCTGTTTGGTCTTTTAGAAATTCATAATTATTTGTCGTACCTATAAACACACATTGGCGTGGATATCGTTCAATACGTTTACCATATGAAGCTCTATAAATATCTACAATTGCACTAATGAAACTTTTAATATCTTCAATAGTAGACTTTTGAAATGCTGCGAGTTCTTCTATCTCACACAACCATGAGCCTTGTATTTTTTTATAGGATTCATCACCTTTAAACGTTTTTAAACTTTGGTTATACCAATGACCACCTAACTTACTTACTGTCGTAGACTTACCATCACCTTGCCCGCCATATAAAATAATCATGGAATCGTATTTGATACCAGGATGATAAATTCTAGCAACTGCACCCATCATCCATTTTTTAGTCACTTCACGATTATAGTGATTATCTTCTGCACCTAAATAATCAATAAATAATGTTTCGATTCGCTTATTGCCGTCCCATGTTTTAGATTCAATCATGGACTTAATAGGATGAAATTTATTATGATAAGCTTCTTTTTCAATGACACTATCCATAATGTCACGACTAAATTGCACATTATAATATCTATCTATATGAGAAATGACATGAGTTGTATCAATATCAGCCCAATAATAATTATTGTCATCTTTGGTACGCCAATATGGTAGACGTTTTAGTTTAGTAATTTTTTCAAAGGAATCGTATTGTACTAACCCTTTTAAACTCTCATCATTTTCCATTATTAACTCTGCGTTTGCAGTGGTCTTTTTAAGGGCTTGTGTTGTGGCTGATCGTCTTAATTTACTACGCCAATCATCACTATTGGCCAAAAAATTATTTTCATCAATCAACTCAAATACTTCTTCTTTGGTTACATCTTCCAAATAAAAACCTCCTTACTTATTCTTACTATCTTTCTTCAAAATGCTTTTGAATGTACGATTAACTTCACTTTGCTTAATCGGTGGCCTGCACGTCATCGCCCATGCGCTTACCAATCCATACACTAGATTAGCGTCCACATAACGACGCAATAAGTAACCTGTTAAAGAAGCTAATGTTTGATTACGCTCACCTTTACCAACGCCAAAAGCAATTTCACGCCAATACGCACTGTCACGCTTTTGAAATTGACTTGAGTAATCAACGGTTATTGGTTCATCGTTGACAACCATCTTGTTTAATTCTTCAATTGTAATTGCTGGCGCATCATTATATTTAAAAATGTAAATTGAATCTTTTGACTTCTTTACTGGTAAAGCCATAGCTTGAGACGGTACAAAACTGGCCTCATCTACTGGATAGTTAATGTACTTTGCTAATCCATTTGAATATTTGCGATAATCCGACGCACTCACTAGCGCATTTAAAGGTACTATAAGACGTATGCGTGGCTTTTCAGAAGTGTATGAATATGTTGTATGAAATGCCCATGCTACATTTTCTAACTTGGCTTTAAATGATTCGAATAAACTTCTAAAATCTTTAATTTCATCATAATCTAATGTAATAGCACTTCGATTTAATAAAGTGTCATCACTACGATATTTACTAATAGTTTGATTATCTTTTTCAACATCTTCAAAATCACCATATACACATAAACCACGTATATATTTATCTGAGTTGATTCTTGGTGTTTGTAGTTTATCTAACCACTTAGACCATTCACATAAGCCAGAACCATTACATGAATTTGAATATAAATTTTTATATTGAACTATATGAATTTTAAAATCGTTGTTCAATTTAACTTTTTGAAATTCCATTTTCTCACTCCTAGTATTAAAACAAGAGCAAAGATGTTATAATACAAATGGAGTATTTTCTTATTGCTCTTGCATTTAATAAAATTTATATATTATGCGTTACTTTCGCTTTGGTCGGTTGGAAGTGACGCATTTTTTAATTCTTCTATTGCATTGTTATAATGATGTTCAACTTGTTCAATCATTGAATTTACATCAGTAAAGATTGAATTGATTACTGCAAGATAAACAAAATGATTTTGAATGCTTTCATTTACAGTATATGCTGCTACTTGATCGTTAGACGCAACTAGCATTTTCTTATATTCCTCAGCGCGTTCCATTTCATCTGCTACTAAGTTTCTGAGTGCGTTAAGTTTAGAAGTTAAATCTATACTTACTACCTCATCTTTGATTTCATGAATTTGATATTTTAAATTTTTCATTTATTACACCTCCAATCTTTCAACAAAAACTAGCATTTCTTCAACAGCCATTTTTAAATCTTCAATATTTTCTTCAGTTAAGAATTTACTAATATTAGAATCTTGGTAAATGATAGGGAAGTCTGTAAAAGTTTCAGTAGCTTGAACAAGATTTTTGTATTCTTGATAATCATTTGTGATTTCTAAAATCTCATTATTACTTAAATAAGGATACATTTTTTTAATAATTGAAATATCTTTGTTACGACGTTTTTGTAATAGTTTCGTCATTTTTTTGATATGCTTTTTGTCTTTAAAAATTAGATCGTGTTTCACTTTATTTTCAATATCTTTAAAATCTTGATTAGTTAAGTTTTTCATTTTCTTATTTTCCTCTCCGAATTTAATTTGTTTGTTAAATTTTTGTTTATTGTTCATCTGGTTGAACCTCCACGTTTTCATAATTTAATAATGCGATTGTACTTCCTAATAAATAAATTGCTAAACCTATATGAAACGCTATAAATGCACTAGCTAATAAAGTCATTAAACTGATTAATAATAGTTGTAATGTGAATTTAACCATTTTGAACCTCCATCAATTTCTTAACATCAATCTGCTTGAAATCATTGTTATGAATATCCATGTGTGATGTGATTTTCTCCATAAATTCATCAACATCAGATTTCTTGAAACGATATGTCGAGCCGACCATATAATACTTTAGGCCGTTATTAATAAGTAATTCTTCAATCGTTGGTTTACTTAAATTTAGGTATTCAGCTAATTCCTTGTAGGTCATAAAGAACTTTTCTCTAGCCAGTTCATCTACACGTTGATTAATTGCTTGCTCTAATAAAGCACGTGCTTCATCTTCATCAATATTAATGTTGAACATGTGTTATGCCTCCTTTGCTTCAAAATTAAATAAATCTTCGATGTCTAAACCTAAAACGTTGGCAATATTCTTAGCTAACTTAGGACTTGGTGTTTTTTTACCATTGATTATTGAACTTAGGTAAGAAGTGCTGACACCTGTTTTTGTTGATAAATCAGATAAGTTGTAACCTTTAAGAAACATTGCTTTTTTAAAATTGTTGGAGTTAATAAAAATCGCCATTTTGAACACCTCTTTCTATTTTTGACTGATTTCTCAATCAATTTATAATTTTATTATACATACTTAATTTTTATTTGCAACATATTTTTGCCTGATTTCTCAATCAAATTTCATTTTTTTACACAATTATGTTTGAAAAAATGCTATTATAAGCGTGAATAGGAGGTTTAAAAATGATTAGAAATAGATTGTCTGAATTACTTTCAGAAAGAGGATTGAAAATTTCAAGAGTAGCTAAAGAGGTTGGAATAGCTAGAAGTTCTTTAACTTCTATGGTTCAAAATGATTCAGAAATGGTTAGATACGATGCGATTGATAAATTATGTAAATATTTAAATGTATCTCCAAATGATTTCTTTGAATATATGCCAATTTCTATCGAATATACTTTTGATGAGGAACCTAATGTAGAGTATTCAATAGATTACAACTTTGATAATAAATTAGTATTAGATAAATTTGTTTTTGATTTTTTAGTAGACGTAAATGCTTATGGTAAAAGTGAAACTTTCGATTTAGAAGTAAAATTTATGGGATTTGAACCAAACGAAAAGACAAATTTTAAAATTTCAAATGAAAGCAACACCGAAAAATTAAAAGAAGTAGTTAACTATCTTACACCAGGTTTAAAAAATGTACTTCACAAAAGAATACAAAAACAAATGCAAAGTTATGTAACTGAATATTTGTTAGAGGATATAGAAAATAATTCTAGTTTTTCTATACCGAAAAGTGATATGACACGCTTAAAAAAAGCATTTGAAAAAGCACCAGTGAATTTGATTTCTAATATATTTACTGAATATTAAGTAGGTGTTCCTATGGCAAGTTACGATCAAATATCTAAAAATAACTGGCGTTATCGTATTTCACTTGGTAAAAATACAGAAACTGGCAAATATGAATATATTTCTAAGACTGGCTTTAAACGTAAATCAGACGCTAAACATCAAGCTGAGATGATAGAACGTCAATTAAGAAATGGTGAATATATTCCTCCTTCTTCCAGCACATTCAAACAAGTAGCTGATGATTGGCTTAAACAGTATGCTAATGATGTAAAAGTAAGTAGTGTGAGAGCACGTAAGAAAGCCATACAACACGCCATAGAGCGTTTTAATACTAAACCAATACAAACCATCAAGAAACATAATTATCAGCGCTTTGTGGACGATATGAGCGCACAGTATAGTAAGAATTATGTTGATAGTATTGTCGCATCTACAAATATGATATTTAAGTATGCGTATGATATGAGATTAATAAAAGCTATTCCTAGTGAGGGTATTAAACGACCTAAAAAGAAAGTAAGCGTGGAAGAATTAGAAGATATTGAGATACACAAAAAGTTTCTTGAAAAAGATGAATTATTTCAATTCCTGGAGATTGCTAAGTATCACCATTCACCACAAAATAGCTTTGAAATATTTACCACATTGGCATATACAGGCATGAGAGCAGGCGAATTATTAGCGTTAAAATGGTCTGATATAGACTTTGAGAACAACACGATTAGCATTACTAAGACATATTACAATCCGAATAATAATAAAAAGCATTATCAGATACTTACACCGAAAACTGAAAGCTCAATCGGTAAAATCTCAGTCGATCCCCACGTGATTCAATTACTCAAAGATTATAAGGTAAACGTCCAGGACACATGGAAAAATGAGCTTTATGTAGATAATAATTTTGTGTTTACTGATGTGAATGGTTATCCACTTGTGATTAAAAAGCTGCAATTATGGATAAAAGCTATACTTAAAAAGACTAACATAACCAATAAACAAATAAGCACCCACTCGTTCCGTCATACACATTGCGCCCTACTTATAGAGGCAGGTGTACATATTAAGGAAATACAAGAAAGACTACGCCACAAAGATATAAATACCACAATGAACATCTACGCTAAGATTACCAACTCATACAAAAAAGACGCTTCCCACAAGTTTAGTCAACTCATGGAAAACGTCTCAAAAGAATTATTTTAAATGTCCGTTTAGTTTCAGCTGAATCAAACGGCATTTTTTATTTTCTGGATTTTTATGTCATTATTATGTCAAACAGAATGACCAAACGCCTTTAAACCAACGTTTATCGGTCGTTTTACATCATTCCTGGCATACCGCCCATACCTGGTTGTTCGTTATTTTCTTTTTCAGGAATCGTAGCTACTACTGCTTCAGTTGTTAAGAACATTGCTGCTACACTTGCTGCGTGTTGAAGTGCTGAACGAGTTACTTTAGTTGGATCTACAATACCTTCTTCAAGCATATTTACCCATTCATTCGTCGCTGCGTTGAATCCTACACCAGCATCTGCATTTTTTAATCGTTCAACTATAATTGAACCTTCTAAACCTGCATTTTCTGCAATTTGACGTACTGGAGCTTGTAATGCTTTAAGAACAATATTTACTCCTGTTTCAACATCGCCTTCTGCTTCAATTTCGCTTACCTTTTTATAGATATTAACTAAGGCTGTACCACCACCAGCAACAATACCTTCTTCAACTGCGGCACGTGTTGAGTTTAAAGCATCTTCGATTCGAAGTTTACGCTCTTTTAATTCAGTTTCACTTGCAGCACCTACTTTGATAACTGCTACACCACCAGCTAATTTAGCTAATCGTTCTTGTAATTTTTCTCTATCGAAATCAGAATCAGTTTCTTCAATTTGTGCTTTAATTTGACTTACACGCGCGTCGATGCTATTTTCATCACCGTCACCATCTACAATAGTTGTATTATCTTTAGTAACTTCTACTTTATTAGCTGTACCTAGCATATCGATTGATGCATCTTTTAATTCTAGACCTAAATCATCTGTAATTACTTGAGCACCTGTAAGGATAGCTAAGTCTTCTAACATTGCTTTACGACGATCACCAAAACCAGGAGCTTTAACAGCAACAGCAGTAAATGTACCACGCATACGGTTTAAAACAATATTAGTTAAAGCGTCACCTTCTACTTCATCAGCCACAATTAAAATTGGTCGACTAGATTGAACGACTTGTTCTAATAAAGGTAGAATATCTTGGAATGAAGAGATTTTTTTATCTGTAACAAGAATATATGGACGTTCAAGTTCGGCAATCATTTTATCTGAATCAGTTACCATATATGGAGATTGATAACCGCGATCGAACTGCATACCTTCAACGACTTCAAGTTCAGTGTTGAAACCATTTGATTCTTCAATAGTAATGACCCCGTCGTTGCCAACTTTATCCATCGCCTCAGAAATGTATTGACCGATTTCCTCATCAGCAGCTGAAATAGCACCTACTTGTGCAATTTCATTTTTGTTTTCAACTTTTTGAGAAATGTCATGTAATGCTTCTACAGCTACTTTAACGGCTTTATCAATACCTTGTCTCAAACCAACTGGGTTCGCACCACTTGTTACGTTCTTAAGGCCTTCTTGAATCATTGATTGAGCTAAAACTGTTGCAGTTGTAGTACCGTCACCAGCAATCTCATTTGTTTTATTTGCAACTTCTTGAACAAGTTTTGCGCCCATATTTTCATAAGGATCTTCTAACTCAATTTCTTTAGCAATCGTAACCCCATCATTTGTGATTAATGGAGTTGTATATTCTTTATCTAAGACAACATTACGACCTTTAGGACCAATTGTTACTTTAACAGCATTTGCTAATTTATCTACACCTCTTAGCATTGCTTGACGTGCATCTTCTGAGAATTTTAAATCTTTTGCCATACTCTAAATGACCTCCATTTATTAAGATTTCTTACATAGATGTTTTATCTGTTTAATATAAATTTATAATTATTGAATTACTGCTAAAATATCTTCTTCATTTAAAATTAAGTAAGTATCGTCACCACGTTTAACTTCTGTTCCAGCATATTGTTGGAACACAATAGTGTCACCTTCACTTACTTCAGGAGCAACTCGTGAACCATTGTCTAGTAGGCGTCCTGGACCTACAGCGATGATTACACCTTCATTTGATTTTTCTTTAGCGCTATCTGTTAATACAATACCGCTTTTAGTTGTTTGTTCTTGCTCTTTCTTTTCAATAATCACACGATTTCCTAATGGTTTAAGCATGATTGTTCCTCCTTCATTCACATGTGATTTAGCACTTTAATTATTAGAGTGCTAAGCTATTTTTATATTAATCAAATTTGGTCAATAATTCAAGCAAAAAGGTTAGCGAATAAATTTTGTACATCTATATTATTTACGATAAAATAAACTATACTTAGAAATAGATGGAGGTAAGTTATGAGAAGACTTTGGGTGTCCTTACTAACGGTACTCGCGTATGGCTTGGCTCAAATGTTACCTGGTTTTATACTTAGAAGTCATTTACTTGGTCATATGTCTCAAATTGAAACTGCTAAATTCATGATATTCACGCAAGTTTCTCTTTTTATATTAGCTGCTATTATCATAATTTTAATAAATTTAAAGGTAAAAAATCCTACTACTCTTGAAGCTGGTAGAAAGGAACCTAAGAGATACATCATTCCTTGGGCACTATTAGGTTTCTGTCTGGTTATGGTATATCAAGTTATTATAAGCTTGATATACTTTACAATCATGGGTAGTCAGCAGACAAGTCCAAACACTGAACGTTTAATGGCAATTGCTAAAAAGATGCCTATTTTTATCATTTTAATTTCTATCGTTGGCCCTATTTTAGAAGAGTTTGTCTTTAGAAAGGTTTTCTTTGGCGAATTATATAATGCAATTAAAGCCAATCGTGTTGTTAGCTTTTTGATTGCTTCTATAGTAAGTTCACTTGTATTTGCCCTTGCACATAATGATATGAAATTTATACCTATGTATTTTGGTATGGGCATGATCTTTTCACTTGCCTATGTTTATACTAAAAGAATCGCTGTTCCAATTGGTATTCATATGTTACAAAATGGTACAGTCGTTTTTATGCAAGTTTTTGGTGGCGAAGCTTTAAAGAAAGCTCAAGAACATGCCAACTTTATTCTACATTTCATATTAAACTAAAAAAGCATCTAATCATGTAAAATGTTGCGAAACGTACATGATTAGATGCTTTCTTTGTTACTGTTGATTTTTTCTTCTATTATAAATAAACATACCTACTACACCGGCAAAAATTGCTACAATCGCACTGCCTAAAGTGATAAGCACACGATCTAATTTTTTGTTTTTGTTGTAATCATCGGATTGCTCGTTGTCGTTTGTAGTGATTTCATCTGCGCTGTGATTTTTAAAAGCACTACGACTCCCTTTGTCTTTATCGTTAGGTTTCTTTAAATCAGGCATGGAACCAATTTCACCGGTAATTAAAGCTAATACTTGTTCATCTAAGTTTTCATAATACTTACTTGCATTTAGTGGATTAAAATATTGAAATCTGAAATAGTTTGAACCTTTTTGTAAAGAATTTAAATATTCATTTCCACTAAAGTTTTGCTTTTTAAATAAACTATAGATGTCACTATCGGTAATTTCTCCATTTTCTGTATCTAAATTTCTAACTTGATTAATTAAAAATGGATTATATTTGTATGCACCACTTGCTAAGCTTCTAAATCTATCTAATAAAGAATTTTCTTCAGAATCTTTACTTTGCTCATCTTTATTAAAATTCTGAGAATTACTTCTATGATTTATAACTGATCCTGATCTATTCCAAATAAATTGATTTCTATCATAATTAGGCGTTTGATGATTAGATTGTGAGTAATTTAAATCATCTTTGTCATTAAAGTTTCTTTTTAATGGGGCACCACCATTGCTACTATTTTCATTATCCTCATTACCTTTATCAGGATTTAACAATCCACCATTACTATCCTCAGGATGTATTGTGGAAGAATTATTGCTATTGCTAGCATGATGATTTGTATTTGATGAGTTACCTCCCGTATGATTACTTGAAGGTTGCTCGTTATTATTTGAATTAGATGGATGATGTTCGCCACTTTGATTTGAATTATCATCACCACTGCCATTATTATGACCACTTGAACTACTATTATCATTTCCTTCAGAAGGATGATTATCTCCTGAACCGTGTCCATTTGAACTACCGGGATTATTATGATGTGAGCCAGAGTGTCCTCCACCCGGATGCGAATTATCATCACTACCCCCACCAGAAGGGTTATCGTGACCATGATCAGATGTATGATCATGTCCAGAACCTGAGTCACTGTCTGAATCTGAATCGCTATCAGACGCTGAGTCACTATCTGAGTCGGAAGCACTGTCTGAATCTGAATCACTGCCTGAGTCAGAAGCACTGTCTGAATCTGAATCGCTGTCAGAGTCTGAGTCACTATCTGAGTCTGAGTCGCTATCTGAATCTGAATCACTATCTGAGTCAGAAGCACTGTCTGAATCTGAATCACTGCCTGAGTCAGAAGCACTGTCTGAATCTGAATCGCTGTCAGAGTCTGAGTCACTATCTGAGTCTGAGTCGCTATCTGAATCTGAATCACTATCTGAGTCTGAATCACTATCTGAGTCAGAAGCACTGTCTGAATCTGAATCACTGCCTGAGTCAGAAGCACTGTCTGAATCTGAATCGCTGTCAGAGTCTGAGTCACTATCTGAGTCTGAGTCGCTATCTGAATCTGAATCACTATCTGAGTC